ACACAATAACGATTGTAAGCATCAAGGGTTGAGTTAGTTGCTCTTGTTAACAATGTTTCAATAGCATCAAATGACATCTGTTGATCTGTCATTATATCTGTTGACACATCACCAATTGTTACCGCAATACTTAGCATTGCATTAGCTCCAATCGGCTATCAAGTAGATCGTCAATTAACTTATCAATGATGTGCTTCTTGGAATCAATTGTGTGGCTGCGAGTGAGATAGGCGTGAAAGATTGCCTCATCAACTTCTTCGATTGTTTCGGTATCCATATCCATCCATAAATGAGTAAAGCCCAACCAATTGGCTGGGCGGTGTAATTAGATAGCAATACCTGTTAACGAAAGTGTAGCAAGAGATTCTGAACTTTTCTGTCAAGTTTTATCTACTGGCAATGACACCAGCCAAATCATACAAACTGCCACGGCGTTCAATGTTGTTAGCCTTAACGATCTTATACACCTGGCGTTGAGTGATACCAAGCCACAATGCAATTGCCTCAACATCTAAAAAGAACTTACGGTTTGGGTTAGACATTGCCAAAGCTACAAGGCGCAACACTGTCCAAGATTGCTTGCACCCAAAGCAAGTCACATCACTCATAAGGTTTTCGGCATCAATGACCACGAACTTATGGCAATCATCTGTTGGGCATGGGATTCGGCGGGGTTGCTCAACAAATTGCTTGGCAGCAGCCATTCCCTTGCTATGTAGTTCTTTAACCTCACTGTAGAAATCTCCAGCCCATTCTTGCCCCATTATCCAATCAAGGTGGGCAAGGTGAAAGTCGCAGGTTGCTTGAACTTCAGCATCTGTTGTTGGTTCCTTCTTCAGCAATGCTGGCGGTGTCAACTGTCTAGCCGATCTAATCTCTGACTCCCACGAATGAAGGATTGCCAGTAGCTCAATAGCCATTGAATAATCTAAGGCGTTGACATTGACCCCAATTGACCTTTCAGCACTAGCAGCACCTGAACCTGATCTACCTGGTGCAATGTGGTCAGCGGCCAGCATCTGAAGGTTGGGGATATTGCCCAGCCATCCGACTATTGCCTTGTGGCACCCACGGCAGGTGGTTGTCTCTGTTGGGCGCTGGCAGATGTTGCAGTTCAAAATGGCACCTTCTCACTGGTTGTGGATAACTTAACCCGATTCCAATAATCAGGCGCTTCTTCGGCAAATACGGTTAAGGCTCGGCAGGTATGGGTGGCAAGCACAACGGGGTCGGCAGCCGTCATTCGCCCAGCCGTTCTACGGGTTGCCTCAAATGAAACGGCGGTGCGGTGGACTTGGTAGGTGCCAAGCCCTGATGTGAGTGCCAAGACTTCTTCAACAAGGTTGAGGCGAGCCGTATCAAGTTTCACATCGCACCGACTGGATGCACTGACCCCTGCCCAAATCAGATTGCCACATTTTTGGCAACTGATGGGTTTGAAATCTAACTCACTCATTAGGCGTACCTGTACCGAGTGTGATGGTGTACCTATTTCCGCATATATACATATGCGGAACAGTACGCACACCGATCACGCTCATAACTGCCTGTGTACCTAAAATAAAAAGGTACACAAAAGGTACAGTACGGTACACCTCAGTTCACCTTCAATTGTGTAATTTCGGCATCCAAAAGGTTGAAATGGCTCTTGCCCAAGTCGGTGATGTATAGAATAAATGACCTGTCATTGCCACGGTTTTCTATCCAACCGCCTGCAACAAGGTCACTGATTCGCTCCCCAATGGCATCCTTTGAACCAGTAATTCCTTCAGCCACCAATCGCCGTGAAGCGCCTGGATGGTTGTGGATAAACTCGGCAACCTCTTTTTGCTTCTTGAACTCTTTGTTGCTCTCCAGCTCGTCCTCAAGCAATGGCACACCAATTACATACTCAATCTGCGCCCTAGTTGAATCAATGGTGAAAACTGCAGCCTCTTGGGTACGGTCAGACTTTCGCCACATACCTGCAATCTTGCGAACAAACCCAGGGCGATCTTTGGTAACTCTCATTGTGAGCGTTCCAGTGCGACCAGGAGCAAGTGCCTCAAGAGGCTCTACGAGATAGGCAGCGCCGTCAATGGTGGCAAGTTTGGCTTGGCCGCCAATGGCAAACCGCCCCCGTGTTTCGGCATTTTTGGTGATGTGGTCAATAAGCACAACGGCAGCGCCACTGGCGGTTGCTACTGTTCGTGGAAACAGGCGCATCCAGCGGGTAATGGCATCGTTATCTTTGGACTCGCCACCCCACATTGTCAGGGATTCGGTTACGCCGTCAATGATGATAAGCGTGGCCGAATTTGGTTCAAGGATTGCTTGCCAATATGGGTCATCGGCATCACGCGCACCTTCAGGTCGAATGTAAGAAAAGTATTGCAACAGGTTAGCTCTTGAGACACCTAGCGCCTTGAGTCTATTCACCACATCTATTGGGTCGCTTTCAAAATCAATATAAATGACTTTTTTATCGTTCTTAAGACACTCGGCAGTTGCAATTTGAGCAATCCACGACTTACCCGATTCAGATTCACCGTAAATTGAGTGAACGCGACCTTCATAGATCAGGCCGTGGCCATCTGAACGCTTCAAGATAGTTGCAATGGGTGCTTGAAATAGTCCATCAAAGTAATCTTTAAGGCCGATTGGTTTCCAACTGGATTCATCCTCTGAAGGTGTTACCAAAGGTTCCAAAAGGTTACCTGCAGGCATCAGATTATTGCTTGAATCAAAAGAATTGAGCGTTTGCGCCCCGTAGCCGAGATTTCGCAAATTGTTGGCTGCTGCCTTGAAATCTCCCCCGTGTTTGGTCATTGCATAAAAGGCAAACTTAGAATATGAGGTTTCTGAATCAAATTGCGTGCTGGTTGAGAAAACATAGAACTTATCGTTGCCATTGAAGTTGGTGGTGGCACTGATGCCTTCGGTTTTACCTGGTCTGCGCCACACGGTTGATTCACCCTTGCGATAAACAACAGTCCAGCCCAAAGGTTGCAATAGTTCTTCCCAAGTAGTGCGGGCGTTGTAATCATCGCCAGGGGTGAGAATCCCATCGTGCTTTGCAACTACTTCTTGTTGCAGATTTTCAGCTTTAGGCATTTCATCAAACATTGCAAAGATTGCGTGCAATGCTGATCTCTCAAGCATCGTAATTGTTGGGATGGTTTCAATTGAACCACCTATAAGTGTCCAAGCACCGCCTGAAGGGTGGGTTGCACCGCCACTTGGCGCGGTGATTGTAAAACCGCCTTCGCTTCGCGTTTCGGCCCATACATCCACACCGCCGTTTTCACCAGGCTTACGGGCTAACTTCGTGTTACCTGGCAATGTGCCATCTGATACCCGATAAAGCCAATGCAACCCGCCTGATGGTGTCAACTCCACATAACCGCTATTGAGGCGCTGCCACAAATCGCCAAGCCCTGAATTGTTTGCGATTTCTGCAATCTCAAGGTGCATTTTCTCGGCAACTGCTCGACCTTCAAGTTCAAGCATTTCAAGGTTGCCTGAAACCTTGCCAGTAATAACGCCAATGCCATCAACGCCATCTTTGAACCACATTAGTAATTCATCAGCAATAGGCAGATGCTCTTGGAATCCTTGCCAAGCAAATGCAGGTCGTTTAGAACCATCATTGGCGGTTGGAACAACTGAGATACCTTGAGCTAAAAAGCGCAAAGCAATTGGCAATAAGTTACTCATTGTGTTCCCCCTTTGGATACGGCTTACTTTCTAACTGCAATTGCTTTAACAATGTTCTTTTATGATTCTTGCCATTAGCCAGTAAATATAAGTACCTATGTTTGCCTTCGCGTTTGACTGGTTGCCAGCCCATTTCTTTTGCATCGGCAGGTTTTATGTTCACACCATTTTGGCGTGGGTGTCTAAGTCTGCCATCTTGATCTAAATAAAATGTTGCCTTGCCTGAAGTACCTGTGTAAATAGCATTTGTTGCTTGGTAGATAGTTCCCAAATGCCCTTCAGTTGCATCAGCAAAAGATAAAACTGCATTGTAGTTAGGGCGATCTTTTTTAAGTGCTTTCAATGCTCGAACTATAAACCAAGATTCACTATTTTTAGGCACCTCATCTAATAAAACAAGGCGGTGCAATTCGGTAACTGATCTTTTCTGCTCAACACCAAATACGCTTGCACAAACGGCTTCACTG